GGGTATTCGGATTTAAGTGTGTACGAATAAATAACTAACTTGTAGAATCATAGTTATGCGATTCGGATTATAGTGAGTATAGAGTGATAGATTTAAGACACGGAGATTGCTTAGAGCTAATCAAATCAATACCTAGCAATAGCGTTGATTTGGTGTGTGCGGATATGCCATATGGAACAACGCGTTGTAAGTGGGATACTTTAATAGACCTTGATGCTTTATGGCCTGAACTTAAACGAGTAACGAAAGAGAGAGCTGCGATTGTTCTCTTTGCTCAAACTCCTTTTGACAAAGTTCTTGGTGCTTCAAATCTGCCTATGTTGCGCTATGAGTGGATCTGGGAAAAGAACACTTCTACAGGTCATTTAAACGCCAAAAAGATGCCGATGAAAGCGCATGAGAACGTACTTGTCTTTTACAAGAAGCTCCCTGTTTACAATGCTCAAAAAACCACAGGCCACAAAAGAAAGGTCGCAATTAGAAGCCAAGACAATAGCGACTGTTATGGAAAGCAAGACAAGTTAACCAGATATGACTCAACCGAGAGATATCCTCGCTCTGTTCAAAAGTTTGACAGTGACCGATACAAAGAAAACTTACACCCAACTCAAAAGCCTGTTTCTTTGCTCGAGTACATAATCAAAACGTATAGCAATGAAGAAGATGTTGTACTGGATTTTTGTATGGGTTCAGGTACTGCAGGAGTTGCAGCTAAGAGTTTGAGAAGATCATTTATTGGGTTCGAGAAAGAGCGCAAATACTTTGATATCGCGTCTGCTCGTATCGGTGAAATTGAATCCCCTGAGGGTTCAAATAGCATACATCACACTTCAAAAGGGGCATACTTCACACATAAAATAAGAACGGAAAAAACTGAGCAAATTGTAATGAAAGCAATTCACGAACTACGCTTGGCAAACAAGAGAGTTAGCAAAGCTGCAGTTGCACGAGAGTGTGGCGTATCTCGAGAGCAAATATCAAAACGTTACTCTTACTTGTTTGAGGTTGCTAATGCCGCTTCTTAATCTCCCAAATGTTGTAGTTAGAAACTTAGAAGAAGACGATGAGAGCTATGTTATTCATGCTGAATCTTCGGTAGCAATAAGGGATTGTCCTGAGTGCAGGTCGGCTGAATCTGTTGTAATCGGAAAGCGCATTCAGGGTTTTGTCGATACTCAGATGCACGCTAAGACAGTCCGTATCAGCTTCACTAGAAAACGCCTGAAGTGTAAGCCCTGTGGTAAGACGTATTTCGAACCGTTGGAGTGGCTTCACGAAGATTTCAGGATGCCAAAGCGCACTGTTGACTACATAGTTAAGCGTGCTGCTAAGGTTCCGTTCTTGAGCGTAGCCAGTGAGCTTGGCGTTGATGAGAAGACGATCAGAAATGTATTCGCTAACTACGTTACTGCTATTGAAAATAAGCATGACTGGCAAGCGCCGCGAGTTCTTGGTATCGATGAGACGCACTTTAGCCAGAAAATGCACCTTGTAATGACTGACATCGAGAAGAGAACTCTTCTGGATATGCGTAAGGACAGATCGCAAGACGCCACTCAAAAGGCGATCATGCGTCTTCGTGGATGGAAGAACATAGAGATCGTTTGTATTGATATGTGGCGACCATACCACCGTGCAGTTAAGCAGCTCATACCCAATGCAGTGGTTGTTGTAGACCGATTTCATGTTGCGAAAATGGCGGGCGAAGCTATGGAGAAAGCCCGTAAATCTGTTCGTGCGGAGTTGACAGTAAAAGAGCGTAAGAAACTCAAGAATGACCGCAAAATTCTTCTAAAACGCCGAGACAACATTAAAGGGTTAAATGAGTTAGCGTCTTTTGACTTCTGGACTAATGAGTATCCTCAGTTAATGGAAGTCTACAACGCTAAAGAGGGTTTCTTGGGTATGTGGGATATGCCTACCAGAAAGCAAGCTGAGGACTACTGGGAGAACTGGAAAAGCGTAGCAACTCCAACCGTCCGAAAATACTTTAGTGATGCCATTCGAGCGATAGATAACTGGCATGAGGAAATCTTTAATTGGTGGGATTATCCATACACTAATGCCGTCACAGAGAGTCTGAATAACTCCATAAAAGGAACCTTCAGGAACGGCAGAGGATACAGCTTTGAAGTGCTCAGGGCTAAATTGCTTTACACAAAAGGTGGACTTGAAACCACCATTGATTCACTTAACCAGCCGCGCCCAGAGCCTAACGAAATGATCTTGATTGATGAACCTGAAATGTCCTTTCATGGGTTCCGACATGACATGGTTAGGAAGCTATTTGAACAGCACATGAAACATCCAAATACACACAAGAAGAAATAACAGAGGTAGAGTATTGATTAGTATAAATTTTAATCAATACTCACTCTAATCCGCATACCCTCTATTTTAAGGCACGAAAAAAGCAGGTTTATTTGTTCGGGCGGTGATTGTTGGGTGTAGGTGTGAATGGGCTGAAATGGCAGCCCATCTTGCGAGATGTAGAGCGTTGCCTCGCTTCCTTCCTCGCCAGCTATGACCAGTTGATGAAGCCCTTCTTTCGTCACTGCGTAGTTTTTATTGCTTTCCAAAATCATAATATCTCCTTTATTGTGATTTCTTTAAACTTGGTCGGGCTTGAATTGTTTCTAGCTCTCAGTCGTAGGGATTTGAAATTAAATGAAAATCTGAATTTTTGCCATGTTCCCGCTAGTTCTCCCGCATCAAATGTCAATGTGCTTTCTTTGGACGAATCGCCGAAATAAACATCAAGCGCGACGTTTGATCCATCCGTGGTGAAAACCATCCCCTCGATCATGCATTCTCGCGGCGTTGCAAAATCAACAATCGTCATTGACGCCCCTGATCCCGTTGTAATAATCCCGTGTTCTCTCGTCCAGTCTTGAGAGGGCAGTGTCGGCCCCGGCAGTTGTAATGCGGGGCCAATGCAAAAATGCTCTCCTTGTCTTAGTGTGTGCCTCATGATTCTCCTTTTGTGTTGAGGTTGGTTTGTAACAAATCGGCGGCGGTTACGTTGCCGCTTTGCGTGATATTGACATTAAACAGCCAATCCTCGGCAAAGCGCTCAATTTCTTTATTTAAGCGCACCCCGCCCGCCGGGGCCTTGTGAATGACTAGCTGCGCATTATCTCTGTCATATGTGATTAAGCGCGCGGTGCCGGATTGGTGCATGTGAAGCAATGCGCGACTTTCGTGTGTGATGCCAGATTCTTCGCTTTTTGATTTGATTGTTTGTGGCCACACAATCAGATGGTGGTCCCCTTTATGAAACACGCCCGTTAATTCGCCGCCTTGCGCTTTCAATGCCTTGATTTTATCGAACGCCTGGTTTTGTTTGATGTTTAACTCTTTGATCTCTTTTCTGTAGATCTTGGCCTCCCGTTCCAATCTCGCGTTTTTTGCGTCTTTTTCTTTTCCGTTTTCTTTGAGCCGCTGGTTTTGCGCTTTGAGCTTTTGAGGGTTGTCGCCGCTTTTTAGTTGCGTGAGTTGCTTTTGCAGTTCGCCGCCGCGTTGACGTGACATGCTCAACTCGCGTTCAAGCTGATCAATGCGCGCGCGCTGGCTTGCCGCGACTTTTTCCATTCTGATTTTTTCATCGGCGACCAGTTTTGCAACGCCGAGAATTTCGTCACGCTCGGCGACCTGGGCCTCTAGTGCTTCAATCTGATTTTCTAGCCCCTTGGCGCGGTTTTTGTGGTGGTGGTAGTCGAGCTGACGCGCGCTCAGGGTGTTGATTTCCGCGGCCATTTCGTCCGAGTCTCGGATCATCCCGTTAAACAAACCGACAAACGTTTCTAAGCAATCGGCGGCGTCGTCGTTGAGTGTGATGGTGCGCTGGTCTGTCATAGCGAGATCTCTCTGTGTGTCGTTTGGTTTGTTGCCCGCTTCGCGCGTGGCTTTCGTTCGCATTCGCAGGCTTTACACCACCAATGAAAACCATCGGTGTTTTTGTGGCAGTGATGCCAAAACTCGGCGGTCGCGGGGTGAAAGTCGGTACATTTCGGACAGCGTTTTTCGATGCCAAACTCGCCCGTGATGGCCTGTCCGCGATTCAAGCGTTTGACATATAACCCCGGCGCGGGCAGATCGGGATAAACCGCCGCCAATACGTCTTTGATGGTTATTTCGAACTTTTCCGCGACCTCGGCGGCTTTGATGCCGTCGGCCAGCAAGGTGGCCATCAGGGTGATGTCGTGCGCGTCGATGGTGTTCATGCTTGGCCTTTTTTGTATTCGATTTTGATGGTTCCCAGGCGACTAAACACCGCCGCGAAGGTGTCAAGGTTGGGGCCTAAGTACGTGATCGCACTCCCTTTGGTGCAGTTCTTGTCGAGGCTGCCGTCGGGTTTGTAGTAATGCACCCGCTTATTCGGCATACATTGAGGAAAAGGCAGCAACTTTTTAAACCACGATTCGCTTGTGTTGGCGAACGTGATGATAATGGCCTCTTTCACGTTGCCCGCTTGGTATTCGGCAAGGAGTTTGCTGATCCAGTCGTCATTGCTCGGGATGGCGTGGTCGATGTGATGACCCCGATCAATACAGGTTTTTTTTCTGCATTTTGTGTGAGGCATTGGGCACGCCTTTTCGCCGCGGTGAAAAGGGTGATTCATCCATAATGTGGCCGCCGTCCAGGGCTGGGCCAGCCCGTCGTCGTGTTTGGTGAAAAATCGCACGGCTTTCACGTTGTCGTTTGCCGTGGCACAGCTTGCCGGATCTAGCTCGATGGTGCCGAGCGCCTGGCGCGCCGCGTCGGTCCATTCTGGCGGGGTGTAATATTCCACTTTCCCGCTGGTTTGGTTGACTAAGTTCGCGTTATTTTTTCCCATTTCAATGTCCCTTAAATGAAATCGTTTCGCGACCGCGCGGGGCGGCTCATGCTGGTTCTTGCGCTGCCCGTTCGGGTCGCTTGGGTGTCCACGCTGGTGACAAAGGAAAAGCAAAGCACGAGGCAAAGCGCTTTTAATATCCCGAGCTGAAACGCGCGGGCGATCATGTGCATCGGACTTTTTGCGCCCAGCTTTCGGCGAATGTCTTGCTCGATAAGTTTTAGCACCGGCGCACTGACGGCCAACTCTTTGGCCACGTCGGCCGGGGAAATCCCCGCCGCGTGACGGGTTAGGACCAGCAATTCATCAAAATCAAGCCCCGTCCCTGGGGCGCTGATGGGGTTAGTCATGGCGGAAATCCTCCAAGGTGACGCTGTCGAGCTGTTGCATCAATTTGCCCAGCGTGTTTTTCAATTCGTTGACTTGAAAATTCGCCGCGTTGACCAGGGCGTGCGCTTCTTCGTCGAGGTTGCTGTCGAGCGCTTTTTCTAATAATACCGAGGTGGCCAACTGCATGGCGGCGGCCGCTTGAACACATTGTTTTTGATTGCGCGTCACGCTATGGAACTCGGCCGGCGTGGTGATGCGTAGCACTGTAAGTTGACCGTCTAACATGGTGTATTCCTTTTGCGTTGTTTGTTTTGCTTTGGCGTTGTCGCCATGCACTGCAAAATGTTGTTAATTGATTGCTAAAAAACGCGGACCCCCCGCGCTTTTAGTGACGCTTATTTTTCAGTGAGCCAGGTGCCTTTGAATGCCAGGCGGCCGATCACGTCAATTTGTTTAAATTCGCTGTCGCTAAAGGATTGTAGCGGCGCGTGTTTTTCGTTGCTTGCGTACACGCTGTAACCTTTGCCGATGTCGCGGCGCACAAACCGAATAAACACATCCTCACCCATAACCAAGGCGTAAATGCCGCCGCTTTCAATCGTGGTTTTTGTCTTATCAAAAAGCACCATTTCACCGCGCTTGATGTCGGGGGCCATTGCGTCATCGGCGGTCGTCAAAAGATGCAAATACAGTTCATCCAATCCGCGTTTTTTCAATGCCTCCACGTTAAACGCGATCGGGTCATCGCGCCCGCCCTGGTTAACGTTGGCCACGGCGTATTTGTTGGTTTCGACCCCGATCCCGGGTTCGTCTGACCAGGCCGCTAAATATTGCGGCGTGGTGTCGAGCACCTTGGCCAGAAACGGGTATAAATCGGTCCCTGGGCTGCGCTGTGCGCATTCCCAGTTTTGCCACCGCCCGGTCGAGATAGGTTCAGGCGCAGCCAGTGACGCCGCCAATGCCGCCTCGCGCGCCGTCCAGCCTTTTAATAAACGCCGTGCGCGGAGGCGTTCGCCGGTGATTTCTTTCGTGTCTACTTTCATCATTTGGCCCTGTTCCGGGGGTGGTTTTGTTAGTGAGTTAACGCTTTTTAATGTGCTTTTGTCATGCCGTCGCCTATCAGGCGGCGTTTTATCGCTTAAATGTACCACAGAATGCGGAATTTGGCACACCTCGATCATTGTTATAACAACGATTTGTTGTTAATCTATGTCGCAAATCGCGGAAAGGACAACTTAATGAGGTTTCAAGACTGGATCAAAACGTTGGGTTTTGGTGGGCAATCACGGGTCGCGCGATTGCTCGATCTTAGCCCTAAAACGGTCAGTGAATGGATGAACTTGCGCCGTTCACCCAAGACGAAAGCCCGAAACGCGATCCGCCGAATCTCAGGAGGGAAGGTTGATTTCGCGTTGTTTGATATTGAATACGAACAAGCCATCGCCGAGCGAGAAGAAGCGATCGAGGCGGGGACAGTAGCATGATTCTAATGGCATTGGTGGGAGAGGGTAACGACACCGGCGACGCGGTGCATTTCGCCCTAACGCGAGAGCTGGGCGCGCCGCGTGTTCGCCGTGTCTTTGTGGGTTTTTTACCGTGCCAGGATGCGCGCATTCGCCGCTTGAACATCGAGGCCCGCACCCGTGGAAGCGACGAAAATGTCACCTTGGTGGTGGGGATTAACACCCCCGCCGAGGCTGACGCGATGCGAAATATGGGGGCGGTGGTCTGCCATCCCTACCGCCGCGGCCGTGTGTCGGCCATGGTCCCGGTCAGACCGTTGGATCTGATGATCAGCGCCGACCTGGTCCACCCTGAGCATGTGCTGGACGCTGTCGAGGCGTATTCCGAGTGCTTTACACGCCGCGCCGCCGCGCGCAAACAGCGCCGCACCCAGGGGGCCGCGTGAAGTTGGCTCAGGGGTCGGCGAGGCTGTGCAAGATGCCCCGATTCCGTGCCTTTTTGGCCGATAAGGTCGGCGCGTCGATTGAAACAGAAAACCAGGCCGCCGGCATTATTCGCCACGTGTGTGGCGTGAAATCCCGCGGCGAATTGAACACCAACGCCCGCGCCGCCGCTAATTATCACGCCCTGGTGCGATTATTTAACGATTGGCTTAATCAATCAAATCACGAGAAAAAATCATGAGTAAATCAAACCAGTTGTGTGTCACGAGCGAAAGTGATGCGGAGGCGCAGTTAAAAGCGCTGTATGGCGTGACTCCAATCCGCGCCGGTAGCAATAGGACACATGTGTTTTGGTGTGTGAAGAACAAACGGGCGGAAATGTCGCGCGCGACTCGCCACAAGAATGGCGAAGGAAAGCCGCTGTATATCGTTGATGTGAAGTAAGGGAAATCATGGCGAGCTGGGATGACATTTTTGACCAGTGGGCACGGTGGGTGCATTCCGGGTCATTGGTGCCGGCGGGCCAGTCCATATTGGGCAAGCTGATCGAGAATCAAGGTGTGTTTGGCGGCGGCGGTGGCGGCCCTGTTTTAGATTGCATCGAAGCCGAAGTCGAGGCAGCGGTGTTACGTTTGGCGGCAGAAGATACAGCAGCCGCGACCGTGTTTCGTATTGAGTGTGGTGCGCTTGGCTTTCATGTGCAAGACGACACCCAGCTCAAGCGCGCCCACCGCACCGGGATCAGCTTGCCCACCTATAAACGCCGCTTAAAGAAAGCGCGCGAAACCATTATCCAGCAATTAACCGAGAAGCGAGTAAAACGACATGCTTAAAACCTCCGATCCGAGTCATCCATTCAATCATGGCTACCGAGGCGAAACCCCGCGCGCGTCAAAAGTGACCAACCCCAAGGCCGCCGAGACTCGCCGCCGCATTGAAGACATTCACGAGCAGCGCCGTATGCGTGCCGAGCTTGAACTGTAGACCCAGACAACGCCGACAATGAAAACAACCGTGATTGCCTTTTCAGAGGCCAACATTAAAGCGCAACAAACCGGGGCCGCGATCACCTTGCGCGACCCAGGTTATAAAGCGTTGCGCTTTCGTTTCCATCAATCGCGCGTGTCGGGGTCGTGGTTCGTGGTGCGATCTGACGTGTGGTATTTCCTCGGGCATTGGCCGTTATTAACGGTGAAAGCCGTGAAAAAGGTCCTGCCGGAAAAGCTCGCCGCCCTGGCGATTAACAAATCGGTCTCGTTGCGCGAAACGTTCGACACCGTGGCCGACGTGCTGGGCTGGTACACCACCCGGATCAGCAAAGACGCTCACCGCTCAAGAGAGCGAAAAGCCTCAATACAAAGCGCGATCAAGTGTCACTTATTGCCCCGCCTGGGCGCGCTACCGCTCAAGGGATTAACCCGTCAAGCCCTCGATGACATGCTGATCTGGCCACTGCAAGAAACGCATTCACTCGCCACGGTCAAAGCCGTGTTATCTGTCCTAAAGCAAGCCTTTAAACAAGCTGACAAGGTCGGCCGCCTTGACGTCAACCCCTTGGCGGGCGTGGTGTTTACTGACTTTATCGCCGTGCCACTCAAAGAGAAAGACGGGCGATTGTTGGCCACGGACATCGAAACGGTGTTTAACGGCCTCTTAGATTGTGACCGCGTCACGCAATGCTTGGTCGTGATGTTGCTCGGTCATGGCACCCGCATCACCGAAACCCTGGCGGCGAAATGGTCAAACATTGATTTGGTGGATGGTTACTGGCGGTTGCCGATGGCCGACACCAAAACCAGCGAATGGCACAAACTGCCGTTAACCGTGGCCATGACGGCCTTTTTAACCGCCTACCGAGACACCCAAAAGCGCAAAGGTTATCGCGGCGTGTTTGTGTTCCCAGGGCATGGTCACGCCAAGCCATTAAGTTATTCAAGCGCAAGAAAACTCATTCAAAAAGTGAGTGTAAGCCAATGGTCCGCCCACGATTGCCGCAAAGCCTTAAAGACCATTTGCACCGAGGCATTAAGCATCAATGACGCGGTGAGTGAGCGCATTCTCAACCACGCCATGGACCGCACCCGCAAAGCCTACGACCAGGCACTTTATGACGTGCCCATGCTCAACGCACTGACGACATATCACACCTGGTTAGACACCCGCGGCTTTGAACGTTTACGCGCCGAGACAGAGACGAGATCGTCGCGATCTATTGAACACAACAACACAAGCGCCCGCGCGGCATGAGCCAGCAAAGCGACCATTTATCACAGGGGAATAAACAACATGGCAAGAGAATTGGAAAGTTTCCGCCGATTCGCTAAAGAGTTCGAGGCGATCGCAGCGGGTGAGAAAGCTGTAAGTGATGAGCAATTTAATTTAATTATCAGTGGCTTGGAGGCGTCAGTGTGTGCCGTGATTTGGCAGCGCGTCGCCAAAACGCTGGGGACCCTGGGGCCGAAAAAGTAAACCACGGGTGCGAGGCCCGCGGTATTTGGGAAATTTTCGGATTTTCTATGCGTCGGCAGCACTCTCGCCAGATCCCTGGCGAATCCTAGACGGGGCAAGGGCTGACCACTGCCGAAATGATCCTTTTTAATTGAGTGTGATGTCGATGCGTTACTTAAATATCAGTCAAATCGCGACCATGTTCGCCTTGAGTCGCGACACGGTGCGAAAGCGTCTGCGATCGGCAGGTGTGGCCCCGGCGAAGCGCGGCGATCGCCGCATTGATTTGTATGACATGGCGGCCGTGGGGCCGGCCTTGTTTGGGTAAGCTTAATCACCTGTGGGGTGAATAAGGAGAAGGGAAAGTGATGATTAGTGATTGGAAGCAGGCGTATAAATTATGGAGCGTACAGTGTGCGCTATTGTTGGCCCTGGTTAACGTACTATTGGCGGCGCTGCCTGCGCTGCAAGACGTCATGAGTGTGACCGTGTATGCGGTGGTGAATGCGGCCCTTGCGGGCGGGGTCGCGCTGCTGCGCGTGTTGGCTCAAATCCCTGTCGAGGCGCTTGCCGGCAATGACCAGTAACACCGAGCAAGAAAAGAAAGAAAAACGCCGTGCCGATGATCGTCGCCGTAAAGCAAACCAACGCGCCCGCGAGAAAGCCGCGGCCAACGCCAAGGCGAACCAGTTCGGCGCGGAAAATGTCACGCTGACATTCACCCATGCCGATCGTGAGCGCCTGGACGACATGCGCCAAAAACGCGCGGTGGCGGGGGAGCCTTACACCCGCGAAGAATATATCGCCGAACTTATCCAGCAAGACGCCGAACGCTACCAAGCGCAAGTGGCCGCCCTGGGCTGTTGTGGGAAATGTAAATCCCCCTTGCCCGCCGGGTGCGGTGACACGTTTCGCGGCGATGGCGAATGTTGGCGAACCTGGCAACACAAGGAATTGATGTTATGAAATTAAGCCACAAACGAAAAATCGCGCACAAGAAAGGCACCCGACGTTTACGCCTGGCCGTGGTGTTTTCTTGGTCCGAAGCATTGAGTGATAAGGGCCGCGCCGAGGCGGTAGACCTTCGCGTCATGGCTATGCGAGAAAGACGCCTCGCGCGTTTGGAAGCGCAAAGGCTGCGCCCTTTTCGCCGGTTTGGTGAGGCGGTGCGCCGATTCTCGCGCGCCCTGGGGGCGGCGCTGGGCATGACCACGACCGTGACGTCACGCGCGGACATCACCCCGCAAGCGTGACATGTCACGCCATGAAATCCGCCAACATGGGGTTAAGTGTGATAAAGGTCAACAACGAAAAGTTTTTTTAACAACAAAACGTTGTTTTTGGTGAGCTATTGCCGTATCGTTTTTCATAACGTGGTTTTATTGCGTCCAACGGACGGACAAAGCCAACCCTCTCAGCAAGCAAGCAGCGTTAGCCCTCCCGTCAAACGGAGGGCTTTTTTTATGCCTATGAATACAGTCCTTGATCGTTTCACCGAATGGAAAGGGCGGCTTATTGCATACGGTGGCGGCGGTGGCGTTTACGTTTACAGCTCGGATTCTGTCGCCACGGTCCAACATGCACCCCAAGCCGCGCAACAAGCTACCGATATTCTGCACTATTACATCATCCCTGGCGTGACCGTTGGGTCAACGTTATCCATTTTGGGTATCACTGCCGTGATCGTTCGGCTCGTGTTCGACATTTGGAAATATTTTGACGAGCGCCCCTATCGCAAGAAAAAGGCGGCCGCCGAATGAATGGGATTAAACGTGTTCTTTGTTCTGTTGCCGCGGTCGCGGCCCTGATCACCGGCGGCGTCACCTCGACGCAACCGGCTTACACCGCCCCAATCGGGGCCGTGCTGGTTGATGGCCAACCGGCGGGCACCTTGGCGATTTCGCCGCGGGCGCTCGATGTTGTTGGCAACGCCGAAGGGTGTCGCCGTGATCCGTACCGTTGCCCCTCGGGGCTGGTCACGAACGGGGTAGGCAACACCCACGGCGTGATAGACGCGTTGGTCAGCGATGAGCAAATCGCGAAAGACTGGGTGAAAAACATTCAGTCCGCTGAGCAATGCCTGTTTGCCTGGCAAGGCGCGCCCGCGCTAACGCAAGGGCAGGTTGACGCGTTCACCAGTTTTATTTTCAACACCGGTTGCACCCGTTTTCGCCATAACCGCGACGGCAGCGAAACCCGCATCGGCTATTTCGTGCGAACAGGGCAATACGCGCAAGCCTGCGAACAGCTCACCCGCTGGGTGTACGGCGGCGGGGTGAAATTGCCCGGCCTGGTCTCGCGCCGAAACGTTGAAAAGTCCATCTGTCTCACCCCATAAGGCGACGGCATGATCATCAATAAATTAAAAGCCATTCTGGCGGCGACCGTGTTCGCCGCTGGGGCTGTTTTGCTGTGGCGGCTCGATGCCGTGACCGACGAGCGCGACGCCGCCCTCGGCGCACTTGGCCAGCTAGAGCAAAGCAACACGCAATTGCGCGAAGACTTGGCCGCCGAACGGCGCGAACTGGTCGCCATGTCGCGCAGTTATGAACACGAACAAACCCGCGTGGCGGCGTTGGTGCTTGATTTAGAGCAAGCCAACCGCGCCCGCGCCAAGAGTCAAAAGGATTTTGAAGATGCGGCGAAACAATCAGATTGTGGTGGCTTGCCTTTGCCTGATGACCTTATCCGCTTGCGCCGTGAGCGAACCACCGCCACCGCCAGTTAAAACCGCTGTCATTTATCGCACCCCGCCCGCCGCGTACACGGTGGATTGTGTGGTCCCGCCATTTACGGGGAACACCTGGGCCGACTTGGCCGCGGATAACGCGGCATTGATTGCGGTGATAACCGCCTGCGACAAACGGTTTAAATACATTCGCGCCTGGCGCAATACGCCGCCATCGCCAACCGAAAACGACCCGAGCCAATAGGGGATCACTCTCACTATCACTTGAACGACGCCCAAACGGCTCGGGTCGCGCTACGTTCAAGGGGGGAAAGTGGGAACGATCAGCAACCTCGACGACGCGCGCACCCGCAATATTTCACAAATCGCCCACATGTTCGAATTGCACCGCGACACGGTGCGCAAGCGTTTGAAAGAAGCGCTGGTCAAGCCCGCAGGGAAAAAGTCCGGGGTCGATGTGTATGCGATGGCCGATGTGGGGCCGGCTTTGTTTTCTGCCGAAGTGGGCAACAAAAGCGAAGACGATTACGACCCCAACAAAATGGCCCCAAAAGATCGAAAGGATTTCTTTCAATCCGAGCGCGAGCGCCTGAAATTTCAAACCGAGATCGGCGAGTTAATCCCCGATAGCGAATACCGCCTCGACTTGGCCGCCACGCTGAAATATTTGGTCAGTGCGTTCGAGTCGCTGCCGGATAACTTAGAGCGTCGCTATAAAGTGCCGCCCGAAGTGCTAGAACACGTTGAAAAATGGGCCGATGAAAATCGCGCCTGGATATACAACAAAGTGTTAGAGGTCGATGCCGATGCACGTTAGCTACGCCTCGCCCGCGAAGGTTCGCCGCGACGTGGCCAACCTGATCAAACCGCCGAACCGTGAGCCAGTGTCGCAAAGCGCGCGCCGGTTGTTGTACGTTGAACAAGGCGGTTCAATGGTCCCGTGGGACGGTGACCTGGTCCCGTACATTCACGAGCCACAAGATTGTTTGAAATCGCGCCTTTACAGTGCCGTGATATTTGTCGGCCCGGCGCGAACGTCGAAAACCGTTAGCCTCATTGATGGCTGGGTGTGTGACACCATCGTCAACAACCCCGGCGATTTTCTTCTGGTGCAAATTAGCCAGGACAAAGCCCGCGAGTTCTCACAAAAGCGCCTGGCGCGTGAGTTTAACGCCAGCCCGGAAATCTTGGCGGCCCTATCGCCGCGGGCGCATGACAACAACGTTCATGACAAAGTCTTTAAAGCCGGCAACTTTTTAAAAATTGGCTGGCCCTCGAAAAACATTTTCGCCTCGTCAGATTGGAAGAACGTTGCGATCACCGATTACGATCGCATTCCGCTCAACGTGGACGGCGAAGGCTCGGCGTTTTTGTTGGCGTCCAAACGGACACAAACGTTCATGTCCTCGGGCATGACACTCGCCGAAGGCTCGCCCGGTTTTCACATTACCGATCCGATGTACCGCGTCAGCTCGCCGCACGAAGCGCCGCCGACCGAGGGCATTTTGTCGCTGTACAACCAAGGCGACCGCCGCTTGTTTTATTGGCAGTGTCCCGAGTGTGGCGAATGGTTCGAGCCTGATTTCCCGCTGTTGCAATGGGACCGAGACATCACCGATCCGGGCAAAGCCGCGAAAGAGGTGTTTATCGGGTGCCCCCATTGCGGCAGCTTGCACAGTGAAGGCCAGCGAATGCCGGGCGGCTTGTCGTTAAAAATGACGCTCAACACCGCCGGACTTTGGGTCCCGCAAGGGTGCGCCGTGGACCAAAACGGCGTGGTAACAGGCCAACGCCGAGACACCCGCATTGCGAGTTTCTGGCAAAAAGGCCCGACCGCCGCGTTTCAGACCTGGAACGAGCTTGTTTATAAATACCTGTCGGCGCTTGCCGCGTATGAGAAAACCGGCAGCCTCAACGATTTACAAACCACGGTCAACACGGACCAAGGAAAACCATTTACGCCGCCGCGTAAAGGGAACCAAAACGCCCATGACATGATGCAGCGCCGCACCGAACTAGGTGTGCGCGTGGTGCCGCCGTGGGCGCGGTTCCTCACCGCCGCCGTTGACGTTCAAGCCGGGGCAAAAACGGCCCGCTTTGACGTCATGGTGCTGGCCTGGGGTTCTGAATTGGAATGCCAGGTGATCGACCGCTACAAGATTGAAAAATCCAAGCGCGTCGATCCGGATAACCCGGACACGTTCGTCCGGGTCAATCCGGCGGCGTATATCGAAGATTGGGATCTGTTGGTTGAGCGTGTCATTAACAAATCTTACGCCCTCGACGACGACACCGGCCGGCGGATGCCCGTCATGCTCACCGCGTGCGACTCGGGCGGCGAGGATGGCGTGTCAGACAACGCCTATGAGTTTTATCGAAAGCTCAAAGGCGAGGGGTTAACCCGGCGTTTCATGTTGATAAAGGGCCGCGGCACTGGACCTGTCATGCTGGAAAGTTTCCCGGACAACACCAAGCGAAGCGACCGCAAAGCGCGCGCCTATGGCGATGTGCCGTTGTACTTACTCAACACGGATCGAATCAAAGACACCGTGGCCAACGCCCTAGAACGTCCCGAGCCTGGCCGCCGTTATGTCCATTTTCCGAAGTGGTTACCCGAAACGTTTTTCGACGAATTGCTCGCCGAAGAAAGGCTCGCCAACGGCAGGTGGGACCAAGTATCTAAGCGCAACGAAACGCTTGATTTGTTCGTCTACAACTGGGCGTGCATTTACAAACGAAAAGCCGATCGCATTGATTGGAGCGCGCCGCCCGCCTGGGCCGTGCCTATCAATGAAAGCTCGGAATTACTAACCGGCGACGGTGACACGGTGACGTTACCCACGCGCCGCCGCCGCGCATCCAGTGTGTAAAAGGTGGTTATGGCATTTACAACCGAAGACCTCGTTCAACTCGACGAGGCGATCGTCGGCGCAGAGCTGACGGTGAAAATTGACGGCCGCGAAATCACCTACCGCTCGATGGCCGATTTGCGCCAGGCCCGCCGCATGGTGGTCCGCGCCTTGGCGCGTCAAGCGGGCGTGAAAGCCAACCCACTGGCGGGCATTACTACCCGATTGGATAGGGGGATTCGCTGATGGGCGTCATTGTCGGCCTAAACGGTCAACCGCTGGCCTCGCAACCCTACGAGGGGGCAACACGCGCCCCACGCGGGGAAGGCTGGACCGCGCCCTCGGTCGGACCGAACCGCGCCCTGGCCAGCGCCGCGAAACCCTTGCGAAACCGCACCCGTGCGGGGTATCGAAATTCGCTGCTCATGCGCTCGGGCCTGAACAAGAACACCACCAACGAGGTCGGCAAAGGGTTCACCCTGTTAAGTACCTGCATCGATGACACCTTTCGCCAGGCCAGCAATGGACTGTGGAAAATTGTTGCCAATGAACTCGACCCCTGGGGCGATTTGAATTTCGGCGGCTTGCTGCATTTGGCCGTGTTATCGCGCCGCATGTCCGGCGAGGTGTTTATCCGCCGTGTGCATCGCCGCATTGATGCCGGTCTCGAAGTGCCGGTCCAGGTCGAACTGTTAGAGGCCGACATGTGCCCGCACGACTTAAACCGCCGTTTAAGTCCGACGCGCCGCATCATTCAAGGCATCGAGTTTGATGGAAAGAAAAAGGTCGCGGTGTGGTTTTACAAAGCGCACCCGGACGACGGCATCGACGTCGCGAGCTTAAACCAGCTCGAACGCGTGCCCGCGCGAGACGTGATCCACCATTACAAACCCAGCCGCCCCGGCCAGGTTCGCGCCGAGCCAGAAACCGCCGCGGTGCTATTGAAAGATCGCACCTATCACGAATATGACGACGCCGAACTGGTGCGCAAAAAAGACCGCTCCGCGTTCACGGGCGCGTTATACCGCGAAAGTTTCGGCGAGGATGATTGGGAATTTGACCCGCACACGGGCAAAGCAAAGTTTGCGGATTCAACCGCGCATGACACGTCCGAGACGGTGCGCGCCGGCACCATGTTGCGCATGTTGCCCGGTGAAAAATTGCAATTGTTCGACGGTGACGACACCGGCGCGGGGTACAAAGATTTTGTCCGGGCGCAATGGCTGTTGATGTCCGCCGGGCAAGAGATCCCGTATCCGTTGCTCACGGGTGATTGGGAAGGGTTAAACGATCGCCTGGTGCGCGCCATGCTCAACGAGTACCGCCGCGCGATTGGGTTTGATCAGACCAACTTATCCGGCTTTCAAGTGGTCCAGGGGATTTGGCGCTGGGTGATTGAAGCGGCGATCTTGGTCGGCAAGCTCGACGCCCCAGGGTTCGCCAATGACCGCTGGAAATATTTTGCCCTCGACATTCGCCCCGACGCCTTTAAGCACTTGCACCCAGAGCAAGACATTAACGCGCGTAACAAGGCGGTGTCGTCGCACATCTCGAACGCCGAGCGCGAGGCGGCCGAATACGGCACCGACATCGAGAACAACATGCGTATAAATGCGCGCCTGCTCAAACAGTGGGAAGACATTTGCGCCGAAGAAAAGGTGACGACCCCGAGCAAGCTCGGCGGCTTGTTCACCCCTCAAGACAACCCCGGAGCGATAACCGATGAAACATAAGTTCGCCCTGAATTATTTGATGTCTCAGCCCTGGGCGCTGGATCAGGCGTTGCTGTCACTGATGAGCGACATCGCCAACCGTGACGCGGCCACGCTCACCTTGGACGATTTCGCCCCCGAGTCACTGGCGGGGAAAGCCGGCAAAGCGCTCACCCGCGGCATGGAAAAACGCGAGGGCGGCGTCGCCCTGATCCACGTCAACGGCGTGATTAGCCGTTACGCCAGTTTGTTTACCAACATTTGCGGCGGCACCACCACCCAATTGTTGGCGACCGACTTCACCGCGGCCCTGAATGACCCGGCCATTAAAGCCATCGTGCTCGATGTCGATTCCCCCGGCGGGGAAGCAAAAGGCATTCACGAACTGGCCGAAATGATTTACCAAGCCCGCGGCAAAAAGCGCGTGATCGCCTACGTGGGCGGCATGGCGTGTTCCGCGGCATATTGGATTGCGAGCGCCTGCGACGAGATTGTCATCGATGCCACGGGCAGCGCGGGCAGCATCGGCACCGTGCTCGAAATGCGCCGCCGCAAGCCGCGCGAGGATGACGAATTCGAAACCATCGAAATCGTGTCCAGCCAATCCCCGAACAAGCGCCAAGACCCTGGCACAGAAACCGGGCGCGCCGCGTATCAAGACCACCTCGACAACTTGGCCGAAGTGTTCGTCCAGCGCGTGGCCCGAAACATGGCCGTCAGCCGTGACACCGTGATTAATGAATTCGGCGGCGGCGGGATCTTGATTGGTCAAGCCGCGGTTGATAAAGGCATGGCTCACCGTCTCGGGAGCCTAGAGGGCGTGATCGCCGAACTTAAAACAGGAAAAAAAGCCACTATGGACCCAAATACCCAGACAAACGCCAGTGATAACACCGTCCCGGTGGTGCTGTCGCTGCCCGGCGCGGACGTGATGAGCGCGAGCGACCTGGTTGCCGCCATCACCGAACAGCGCCCCGACGCGATCGCCGCCCTTGCGCCGACCCCTGACATGGCCCTCGCCCATGCGGCCGACCTGGTGCAAGCGTGCGCCGTGGCGGGCTTGCCGGCGTTGTCGGCGTCCTTGCTCAAAGAGGGCGTCACCAAAGCCCACGCGGACACCACCATCAAAATGGCGGGCGAGTTAAAAGACACCCTGGCGGCCGCGGGCCTGTCGGGCAGCCTTGACACCGTACTGGCGAGCATCGACAACCCGGTCGCCATGGTGGGCAAAGCCATTCACGAAGCCAAAGCCGCGAGCGATGAGTCCAGCGACCAAACCCGCGTGGTGACGGACACCGAAAAGAAAACCACCTCCCTCAATAGCAAAGACATTTACGCCAACCGTTAAACGGCGGGCGTGTTTATCCTCCTATCACAGTAAGGAAAGAACATGACGATTACACACATGCGCGCGCGCATTGGTGCTCACGTGGCGGGCGAAGTGGATGCCGTGTCACGCGATAGCATTGTCGTAGTGGGTGGCCCGTATGCCTCGGGCACCGTGCTTGGTCAAAATGACGATGGCACTTTTACGCAATTGGACATCACCGTCGATGCACCCGAAGCGGGCACCGCCGCGGCGGTCCTGTATGGCCACATTGACACCGCTGACGAAACCCCGGCCGTCGCCCATGCCCGCGTGTGCGCCTTGTATGACGCCAAGCTGACCTGGCCGCCGGCCATCACCTCAGTGCAAAAAGAAGCCGCCATCGCGGCGTTGGCAGTAAAAAATATCGTCCTGCGCTAAGCGCGGGGCGTTTCCCCTGATTTTTCAAAGAGAGCCATCCCTATGGAATTGCAACAAGCCCTAGAATCTGAAAAGTTTTCCCTGCGTGAACTGACGGCGGCCATCAACAACGTGACCGTCCCTCGTACCCGCCTTGCTGAATTGAAATTGTTCGAAGAAAAAGGCATTAGCACCACCTCGATCGAAATCGAATACAAAGACGGTCAAATTCAACTGGTGCAGGACGTTGAACGCGGTGCAGACGGTGAGCCGCTTGATGATCCAGACCGAAAGACCGTGACGTTCAAAGCGCTACATTTGCCGGTGCCAGCGAGCATCATGGCCGATGAAATTCAAAACACCCGCGCCTTTGGCGAAGAAGACGAACTCGAATCGTTACAGGCTGTGATTGACGAAAAAGCCGAGATTGTTCGTCAAAGCATCGACATCACGATCGAGTATTTTCGCTTTGGTGCGATTTTCGGCAAGGTCTACAACAAAAAAGGCGTGGTGGTGCTGGATTTGTTTAAGGCGTTTGACATCAAAGAGACCGACGGCGAAAACCACATCGACTTTAACAAGCCGTTGCCCGTTCAACTGTTGGACGTAAAACGCGCCTCAGAAAAGCAGATCAAAGGCCCGAAAGCGCGCGCATTCCGTGTATTGTGCCGCCCGGCCTTTTTTGACCAAATGCTCGGCGATGAAAGTTTCGAAAAGGCGTTCAATCGCTACAACAACGGCGAAGCGCTACGCGAAGATGTGCGCCGCGGTGTGTCCTGGCAGGGTGCATTCTGGGAAGAATACGACGAGAAATTCGGCGACAAAGACCCGATGCCGGAGAAATACGGCGCGGTGATGGTGCCGGAAGGCAAGCCAGGTTTATTCCTGACCCGCTTTGCGCCCGCGAACTACAGCGAAACGGTCAACACCAAAGGCTTGCCGTACTACGTCAAATCTGAGCCGAAGAAGTTCAACAAAGGCGTGGATCTAGAAGGCCAGTCTAACCCGTTGAACCTATGCACCAGCCCACTGTCGGTGCGTCGCATTAAGTTCACACCGAAAACCATCACGCCGGCGCAATAATGGCGCGCCGTGACCCGTTCGAGCGGGCTGCCAAGCGGATCGTGAAGCGCCTCGGTCGCCCGGTCAAACTGGTGACACAAAACGGGGTCACGGTGCCCCTGGTCGGGGTGTTCAATCGCCCCGAAAAGGACGTCGTCACCAAAGGCAAGCGCGGGCAACTCACGTTAAAAGCGGGCGTGCCCACGCTGACCGTGGTGTCGGAAGATTGCCCCGCGTTGCACCAAGACATTCGCGTGTTTATCGATAACAGCGAGTTTTACCCGGTGCCGTCCCAATCGTTTGACGACGGCGCGGGCTGCATGGTTATCGTGCTCGCGGATGCCGTCCCAGACAGCAATTTCGAGGATGAACAGGCCGATGGCGGAAAATGGCGTTAACGTTGAGGTGAATTTTGCGCGCGCATTAAGGGACATCACCGCGCGCATTCAAGCCACCCCGGCGCAATTGACCAAGGCCAGCGAGCGGGCCATGAAAAAAACCATTCGCTGGCTATCGGGACGCGTGGCCAAAGAACTGGGCCAGCAACTCGGGGTGCCGCAAAAGGTGTTGAAAAAACGCCTATTAGTACGCACCGCGGGCAAAGGCTCGGATCAGGTGCATATTTTGTGGTTAGGGGCGCGGCCCCTGGCGGCAGAAAACGCCGGCAAGGCCCGACAATCCCGCAAGGGCGTCACCGTGGGCAAACGTCAATTTGAGGGCGCGTTTTATCGGGCGGTTTACAACGCCGATCCGAATGTGTGGATACGTGCCCGCCGCAACCAGGGTTACACCACGCTCACCCAAAAACCGCGCAAGCCAAGCGGCCAGAAACTCGCCCCCGAATACGCGGGGCGGTTTCCGGTTCAACGCCTGGGCGTCGAAATTGAAACCGTCGCCGCCGAAATATTCCGCCGGCTTAATCGGCGCGCCATTGACCGGTTCAACACCTTGATTGAACAAGAATTGAATTTCGCGGTTAACCATGAAAAAGCCAAGTGAGGGCGCGTATGCGTGATGATGATTTTACGCGGATACATGCCGCGCAAACGGCCGTGTTTGCGGCCGCGATGCCGCAAAGTTTTCAAGTGTCAGATTACGCCCCGGAAATGCTCACCGGCCACACGGCCATACAAACCCCCTCGATATTGCTCGAAGTGGTGGCCGTGAAACCGGGCGAGAAACGATCCGGCGGCCGCCTGGCGCTGAATGTGGAATTTTGCGCGCATTGCATCTTGAGCCTGAAAACGGCCAACGTGCAAATGGAAGTGCGCAACGTGGCCGCGCGGGTGTTGCAAGTGGTGGACTTAAACCGCTGGGGCTTGGACAACGCCGAGCAGCCGCGGCAGTTGAGCGCGTTTCCGGGCATGTTTAGTGAAAAGCTCGGGTTTGAAAGCTGGGTCGTGTCCTGGGAGCAGGATTTCCACCTCGGTGACGTGGATCTGGGTGATGACTGGTTACCCGCCGAGGTGTATCTCGGCGAGGCCCCAAACATCGGCGCGGCGCACATCGACAACTACGAGAAAATCAGCCCATGAGTGACCCCCAACTGACCGCCATTTATCAACGCCTGGAAGAGCTGGAACGCCGCCTCGCGCAAATGGTGATCCGCGGCAAAATACACGCCGTGGACCCCGTGAAACATGTTGCCCGCGTGGCCTACGGGCCGCGCGGTCAGCAGCAGTTAACCGGGTGGCTTCATTGGAAACCGTCACGCACGGGCAAGGCCATTGTGTGGTGGTGTCCTGAGATTGGCGAAGGCGTCACGGTGATCAGCGATGGCGATGTCTCCCTCGGGGAAATATTGCCCGGCAGTTATCACGGGGAATTCCCCGCGCCCAGCCAAGACCCCGACGAGTTTTTGATTCAATTCGGCGACGGGTCAAAAGTGAGCCATCACCGCGGCACCCACAAACTCGACGTGGTGAACGTGGGCGACGTCAATATCACCACACACCAAAACATTCACGTGAAATGCAACGGCCAAGCCACCGTGAACGCCGGGGGCGAGATCATCGCCAACGGCAGCCAGATAAAACTGAACGGCGGGGCCGGGGTGGTCACGGGGGAATGTGTGTGTCATTTCACAGGCAAACCACACGGCGACATTTCGTCGCAAGTGATTGCCGGTAAATAAAAGGGCCGGTCATGGCATTGGATAAAGACGCGCTCAAAGGGCGCATTCTTAGCGAGTTTGAAGCGCTGGGCGCAACCATGGGCGGGCATTCCTGGATGCCAAAGTTTGCCGAAGCGCTGGCCAATGCGGTGGTGGATGAAATCCAAGCCAACGGCAAAGCCATCGTGAAGGGCGGATCGAGCGCCGGCGCGCACAACATCGAGTAAAGGCCATGAAAACAGGCACCAACCGCGACACCGGGGCCGCGATCGGCGGCGTCCCGTATTTGCGCCAGCGACTTTATGACGTCATCAATACCCCGCTTGGGTCGCTGGTCGGTCGCCGCGAATTTGGGTCCCGGTTTTATGAACTGGTCGATCGCAACGTGGCCCCCCGCTTTCACATGGACGCGTATATCCGTTTATCTGACGCGATAAACAACCCGGCCAACGGCCTGGAGGATTTCCGCCTCTCTGAAATGGTGGTCGAGCGAGTAGGCCCGGCGCATTTTGGGATCACGATTAGCGGCACCTCGACCGAAGGGGAATCGATAACAATGGACGGGCTTATGTATGAGTGAGGGCATTAATTTAGCCTTGTTGCCACCGCTTGACGTGGTGAAGCAAGTTGATCACGAAGCCATCATCGCCGACGTGGTCGCGCGGGCGGGCTTAGAAAATGCCAGCCCGTCCGATCCGGCGTTTCGTGTCACCTTGGCCAACACCTACCGCGAGGTTTTGTTACGCCAAGATGCCAACGAGCAAGCGCTCGGCCTGACCCTGGCATACGCCACGGGGCCAGAGCTGGACCACATCGGCGCAACCTATTACCAACACCCCGACGGCGCGCCGGTGCTGCGCTTGCCTGGGGAAGAAAACGACGCGTACCGCACCCGGTTGCAAAAATCCCCCGAGGGGTTATCCGTGGCCGGGCCGGATGGGGCGTATGAGTACCACGCCCGAAGCGCACACCCCGACGTGAAAGGCGTCGCGGTGGACAGCCCCGCCCCGGTCGAGGTGGTGCTGTCGATTTTAAGCCATAGCGGCACCGGTGAGCCGCCGCAAAGCGTGCTCGATGCGGTCACGGCCTACATCAAGCCGTTTCGCCCTATGACGGACCAGGTGAGCGTGGTGGGCGCGACGGTGTTGCCGTATCGCGTCACCGCGGCGATTTACCTTAAAGCCGGCCCCGATCCCGAGTTGGTGCGCCAGGCCGCCGAGGCCAGGCTGTTGGCCTACCTCGTCGCCCAGCACAAACTCGCGGGGCGCGTGGTCGAGTCGGGCGCTCACGCCGCCTTGACCCTGGAAGGGGTCGAAGAGGTGCGCCTCACCGCCTGGGAAGATGTGATCGCCACCAAGCAACAAGCGCCCTATTGCACCGGCGTGACGGTGTCGATCGGGGGGCTGGTATGACGGATAAATACTCGCTGTTGCCGGCATCGGTGTCCGAGCTTGAGCGCGATCTTGAAATCGCCCTCGCGCGCATTGAAGACATCGACATCCCGATCGCCACCTTGTGGGACCCGTGGCGCTGTCCGCTTGACGTGCTGCCCTTTTTGGCCTGGGCGTTATCGGTGGACATGTGGCGCACCGAGTGGCCCGAGGTGGTCAAACGTCGCGTGGTGGCCTCGTCGCTGTCGGTGCATCGCCGTAAAGGCACCCGCGCCGCCGTAGACCAGGCGTTAAAAGACTTGGGCGTCACCGTGGATTTGGTGGAGTGGTTCGAAGCCACCCCCGCCGCCCCGCGGGGCACCTTTGACGTCACCGCCTGGGCGAATGAGTACATCACCGATCAGCCGGGCTACTTAAATCAAGCCTTGTATGACCAATTGCGCCAGGCCATCAACAACGCCAAAAACACCCGAAGCCATTACAGCTTTAAAGTGGGGGCGAAGTTTGGGCCGAACGCCATCGGGGCGGCCACGGCCATCACGGGCCTGGCGGCCATTGCCCGGCGCAGCGCGCCGAGCGTGCAAGAACCGTTAGACAGCCGCGCCAATGTCGGCGTGGCGATGACTGTAAGCGGCACCAACCTCACCCAACGACGCGCCCAGGCGGCCATTGATGCCCGCCCAAGACCCACCACCATGGTGATCGGGGCGCGGGTGCAAGGGGCTGTCGTGGTTTACCGACAAATGGAGGCTATTGTGTGAGCAATCCACTGATCCCCGTGATCACAACGCGCGGTTTGGCCGCCGTGTTTAACGGCCAAAATACCGGCCTTTCGGCCGAAATTACCCACATTGCCTTGGGTGAGCATGGCCGCACCCCGAGCAAAAACGAGGTGGGGCTAACCAAAGAGCGAATGCGCATCCCGGTCGCAGACGGCGCGCGCATTGACGACCATCAAATCCACCTCACCGGTTTAGCCGACGGGGAGACCGAGTTTTGGGTCCGTGAAATCGGCTTTATGCTGGCCGACGGCACCATGCTCGCCGTGTGGTCTGACACCAACCCGCTCGCCTACAAGTCCGCCGAGGTGCCGCTGTTGCTGGCCTTGGATTTGGTCCTGGCCGCCTTGCCGGCTAATTCCGTCAATGTCACCGGCACCGGGGCCAATTTGTCCCTGGCGGCTTGGGGGGAACAACTGGCCACGGTGGCGGCGGCGAACGTGGGCAACATGGCCCGCCATGTCGAGCTGTTATTTCGCGTGAACGACCTCGAAAAGCGCTAAGGGGGCCGCATGGCGGACAGTGATTTAACCCTGGTTACCGGCACCACCCTCGCATTCAGTAGCGTGTGGGAGCAGCAAAACGACGCCGGCGCGTTTGAGCCGGTGATCATCACTGGTTGCACCGCCCGCTTTGTGATGCGCGATGAAAACACCGGCGAAACCCTGGTCACGGCCAGCACGGGCGCCGGCATCACCCTCAACGGTGACACCGGCGAAGTGGTGGTCAATCTGCCGCCGTCAAAAACGGCGGGATTACGCGGGGCCATGCTGGGCGATGTGGGCTACGAATTGCGCGTCACGTTCCCCTCGGGGGATGTCTACTCGCTGATGATGGGCTTTGTCGCCATTGTTGAGGGCAAATTCAATGATTGATGCCACCAACCGCGTGACCCAGGTCAAGGTGGTGCGCCAGGTGGTCCGGCTCAAACAGGGCACCCGGCAAACCGTCATTGATCGCCAGGTCCGGCCGCGGTTGACCGTGGTCCGGGCGGGCGTTCAAGGCCCGGTCGGCACCGTGGCCGAGGAAGTGCTCAGCCGCGCCGAAGCGGCCGAGCGCGCCGCCAAGTTGGCCGCCGCCGTGGCGGACCAAGCCACCGAGGATTTGGCCGCCCTGATTGAAAAAATGGATGCCGCCTTTGTGTTTCACGCCGGCAGCATCGCCGCCCAAGGGGATTAAATGAGCCTAGCAACGCAAATCAATAACATGATCGCCGCGGTCAATGGGCTGATGGGGGTGATTAACGGCAAGTTGCGCAGCAAAGCGGACCGGGCCGAGATTTACACCCAAACCCAGCTCAACGACCCAGCGACCACCCTCGGGGCCAATGCGGCCACGGCCTCGACGCTGCGCACGTCGCGCACGATAAGTTTAGGCGGCCAGGCGACCGGCTCGGTGGGTTTTGATGGCAGTGATAATGTCACCCTGGTGGTGACCGTGCCGAGCCTGGCCGACAAAGCCAACAAGGTGGACACGCTCACCCCCGCGCAAATCGATGACCGCATCCAGGCGGTGATTGGTGCCGCACCGGGGGCGCTGGATACCTTGGTCGAAATTGCCGAGGCGCTCGGCAACGATCCCAATTTCGCGGCCAGCATGACCACGGAATTGGCCAAAAAAGCCAACCGCGCCGAGGTGTACACCGTCGCGCAAATCGACGCCAGCTTTGTCACCAAAGAGGGCACCGCCGCCAATGCGGCGCTGTTGGGGGGGAAAGCCTCGGACCATTACGCCACCGCGGCGGGCCAAAACAGCTTGGAAGAGCAAATCGGCACCGCGTTCCAGCGTTTGGCAGACAGTTTTAATAACGGCGCGGCCGCCATTAACGGCACGCTCACACAATAAGGAAAACAAACGCGATGAGCTTAGAACAACAAGTCGCTAATTTGGTGCAAGCCTCGAATAATTTGACTGGGGCGGTGAATGGTAAGATTGCTGAAATTGACCAAAAGGTCGATGAAGCAACGACAGCAGTGCCGGAAAAAATTCGAGAAGAAATGTCGAAGCGTGTTTATGTTAATGCTATGAGTGGTAGTGATAGCAACCAAGGCACGCAAAGTAGCCCGTTTAAAACATTGCAACATGCATTCAATGTTATTGCTACCGCTGGATATGGTTCTATTGATGTTTTGTCGGACATCACAGTTACGTCTATTTTGGGCGCTGGTGAAAAAAGTATTATCGTGAACCTGAATGGTAATACTATGACCATGAGAAATGGCGCTGTCAGCGGCTCTAACTTTCGCGTGGATTTCCGTTATGGAAAGATTGACATACAAGATACAGGCGCTGAGTGGTGGGCTGGGAACTGTATGTGTATTGGAACATTTGGTGTAATTCGGTTTGGTGCGCATGAAACGGCATCGTCAGAAGTCGAAGTGACATGTGGTGTGGAATATTTTATAGCCGCCGATGGCGGGAAAATGGATTGCTCATTTACATATTTCAAAGGTATTTCAGGGCTGGATAAAACAGGTCAAGCCGTTACGCCAGCTTTATATAAAAACCGTGGTGGTCAATTTGAGCTATTCAAATTTGCAACCTCATTAGATTCTGGCTTCACATTGGAACCATAAGGGGACGTTAATGAAAGGCGATTTTGAGCATAATGGTACTAAGTATCAAGGTTGGGAAATGACCGTTGATGCATTGGCTTCTACTGGTATTAGTCTTGAGGAAAGAAAGGGGGTGGTATCCAACTTTAACTGGAATATCATTCGCACTCGCAGAGATCTTTTAATCAGTAAAACGGACTGGACGCAGGTTCCTGATTGCCCTTTGTCTAATGAAAAGAAAGCCGAGTTTTTAGCGTATCGCCAAGCCTTGCGCGATATTCCGCAAACCTACACTAACCCTGATGATGTCGTGTGGCCGACTAAGCCAACGCTTTAAAGCACGAAAGTAAGAAAGCACGAACGCCGCTTAATGCGGTTTTTTTGTGCCCCAATTTCCCCCAACGCCCCGGCCTTCGCTGGGGCTTTTTTTATGGAGTGAGCAACATGGCCGATTATTTACACGGCGTTGAACAGTATTTTCTCGAAAACATGGGCCGCCCGATTGAGGTGTTGGCCGCCTCGGTCATCGGGGTGGTGGCGACGGCCGACGACGCCGACGCCGCCACGTTTCCCCTAAACACCCCCGCCCTGGTCAATAGCGAAAAACAAATCGCCCTGGCTGGCACCACGGGCACGCTAAAGCACACCCTCGAAGACATCTACCGCCAAACCGGCGCGGTGCTCGTGGTGGTGCGTGTGGCCGAAGACGCCGAAGAGGGCGTCACCATTGGCAACGTGATCGGGCAGTTGGACCACGAAACGAACAGTTACGGCGGCTTAAAAGCGCTGTTATTTGCAGAAAGCCGCCTCGGCGTGCGCCCACGCTTGATCATTGCCCCGGAGTTTTCGCACAAACTCGGCGTGGGCGCGGAAATGGAAGCCGTCGCCAAAAAGCTCAACGCGATCGCCATCATCGACGGCAGCGAAAACGGCTTTTCTGACGTGGTCAATGAGGTGAAAAACTTTGACCAGGCATTCTTTGTCAATGGCGGCATTAAGCTCATTAACGCCGAAGGGGAAGAGATCACCCGCAAAGCCTCGGCCACCATTGCCGGCCATATCGTGCGCGTGGATAACGAAGAGGGCTATTGGCACTCGCCGTCGAGTCGCAAAATTTACGGCATTGTCGGCACCTCGGAGCCTATCGACCACGCCATCGGCTCACTGACCAGTAAAGCCAACTTGTACAACGCCCAAAACGTGGCGGTGATTGTGAACCAAAAAGGGGGCTGGTTCTTGTACGGCAACCGCCTCGCCAACGGGACCATGTTGCCGCACCAGCGCATTCGCTACATCGTCGGCGACTCGATTTTGTACGCCCACCAAGAAATGGTGGACCGCAACGTCACCAAAGCCTATGTGGACGGCGTCAAAGGCCGCGTTAACAGCCTGTTGCGCCGCCTAAAATCCCGCGAAGTGATCGCGGGCGGGGAGTGCTGGCTCGACAAAGAGCTGAACGTCGCCGCCATCGGCACCGCCCAAGTGTATTGGGATTATGACCTCGGTTTCTACGACGTGGCCGAGCGTTTGACGTTCCGCCAACACGTCACCGACCGTTACAACGAAGCCATTTTCAGCTAATTAAGGGGGCCATGTGGCACGTTTACCCAGCATCATTAACGACATCAACGCGTTTTTTAAAGACGAAAGTTTCGCCGGTTTGTGTAACACCGTGACCTTGCCGAAAGTGGTGGTGAAAACCACTGACATGGTGCTCGCCGGTTACGCGGGCGACATTGAACGCGATCTCGGCAAATTGGAAAAACTCGAATCTGAGGTCACGATCTCGGCATTCGACCCGAAAGTGATCGACCTGGTCGGCGACCGCGCGAGCCGTGACGAGCAATTCGTCATCCGCGGCGCGGTGGATGCCGACGGCCAAATCAAAAGCGTGATCATTCGCATGCAAGGCTTTTGGAAAAGCTACGAGCACGGCGGCGATTTCAAAGGCGAAGAAGAAGCCACGCTGAAATTCGCCATCGCCGTGGACGTGTACGGCTTGGAAATTGACGGCAAAGAGGTCGTGTTTATCGACAAGCCAAACAACATTTTCCGCGTGAACGGCAAAGACCGCAACCAAGCGATCCGCGAAGCCCTCGCACAGTAACCCGCCCGCCGCCCTCACTCGGGCGGTTTGTCTTGTCCGCCTCGGCCATTGCCGGGGCGTTTTTGTGAGTAAAACCCATGACCCAAACCACCAAAAACGTGACCCTGTTTAAACCCCTGACCCGTGGCGACACACAAATCACCGCGATTGAACTGCGCGAGCCGAACACCGGCGCATTGCGCGGCCTGGAGCTGTTTTCTGTGCTGCGCATGGACGTCACCGCCTTGCGCACCCTGGTCCCGCGCATCTCGACCGTGACGGCGAACGAATTCGACCAACTCGGCCCCAAAGACTTGGCCATCGTGGCCAATGAGGTGGCGAGTTTTTTCATGGAATAACCGTGCCGCCGGACGTGATGGAAGTCGAGGCCGATCTCTTTCTCGTGTTCACCGGCTGGGACGCGTTAACCACGGCGGCGATGTCGCTGTCTGAATTGATGCATTGGCACCGTATCGCGATAAAACGCCACGAAAAAGCCAATGAAACAACCTGACGCCCAGCGCCTACCGATTGTGTGGGGGCTGGGCGTTTTTTTCGTATGTGGGGGCCACAATGAGCGACACCAATATGCGCCTGAACCTGGTCATGGGGATGGTGGATAAGCTGACCACCCCGATCCAAAAAGTGACGACGCAAACCAGTAAAGCCGGGGAGCAAATCAAAGCCACCTCGGATCAGTTGAGCAAGCTCGGCGGCATGTCAAAAGACATCGAGCATTTTCGCAAGCTCAAAACCGAAACCCAACACACCGGCGCGGCCTTGGCCGAGGCGCAAAAGAAAACCGGCGAGTTATCACAAGCGCTGAAAGCGTCAGAGGGGCCGCTCAAATCGTTACGCCGAGAATACAGCGCCGCCCAACAAAACGTGGATCGCCTGGCGCAAGAAATGCGCCTCGCGGAAGAACCCAGCGAAGCGTTGACGCACCAATTCAAAGCCGCGCAAAATGAACTTAAAATGCTAGGCCGCCAAGTCAAAGCTGGCGAGTCTGGCTATAAAAAACTCACCCGCGAGTTTGACCAAAACGGCCGGGCGGTTCAAAAACTCAAAAACCAAACCACCGACGAAACCGCGCAATTGCAAAAGCTGCGCGCGACGTTACAAACCGCCGGGGTGTCCACCAAAAACCTGACCGGCGCAACCAGTAAGATCCGCCAAGAAACCGCCCGCTATAACGCCCAACTGAAAGCCCAGCAACAAGCCCTGGATGACGTGAACGCGCGCCAAGAGCGCATGACAAAGCTCGCCGAGCGTAACAGCAACATGAAAATGTCCGCCACCACGGACGCGGTCGGCGTCGGCGCGGCGGTGTTTGGGATCAAGCAATTGGTGGACGCGGCCGGCGAGATTGGCAGCGCCCAGGGGGAAATTGGATCGCTCGGTATCGATGCCGCGGGCATTGAAGCCATCACCCAAAAAGCGAAAGCGTTTTCCGACGAATGGGCCGGGACCACGACCTCGAATTTCATCAAGGCGTCGTATGACATCAAATCCGGCATCGCCTCGCTGTCGGATGTGGCGGTCGGCGAATTTACCAAAATCGCGGCCTTGACGGCGACCGGCACCAAATCGAGCACGGCGGAAATGACCTCGCTGTTTGCCACCGGTTACGGCATTTACCGTAAACAGTTTGGCCAGTTTGCCACCGCCACGGTGGACGGCTGGGAATCGCTGTCAGAGCAAGAGCGCGACATCAAATTCGGCGAGTATTTTTCCTCGGGCATTGCGAACAGCGTGCGCCAATTTAAAACCGACGGCGCGCAAATGAGCGCGGCGATCTCGAACCTGGGCGCGACCGCCACCTCGGCCAATGTGCCGTTTTCTGAGCAGCTTTCTATTCTTGGCCAACTCCAAGCCACGATGGGCGGCGGCGAGGCGGCCACCAAATACCGGGCCTTTCTCGGCGCGGCGGCCGGCGCGGGTGAAAAGCTCGGCTTGTCGTTTACCGACACCAACGATCAGCTGTTATCGATGCCGGCGATTTTGAGCCAGCTTCGCGACAAGTACGGCGAAACCATTGATGCGGTCGAAGCGCAAGATCTGAAAAAAGCCTTTGGCACGGACGAGGCGGTCGGCCTCATTCAGTTGCTTTACCCGGAAATTGACGCCCTAAACAGCAACATCTCGGCGATGGATAAGAACCTGCAAGGCGGCATGGACACCACCAAGGCGATGGCCGAGTCCATCGGCAAAGGGACCGCGGAATCGTTCCAGATCTTGAGCCAGCGCGTCAGCACCACGGCCGGCGCGTTGGGGGAATTGTTCGCCCCTGCGGCCATTGCGGTGGCGACCGTGATCGGCGACGCGGCGATCGGGCTGCGCGGCTTCATTGAAGCGTTCCCGATCTTGTCCCAGGTGCTCGCGTTTGCGGTGGTCGGCATGTTGGCGTTTAAAACCGCCTCGATTGCCGGGCGCTTGGCCTTTGCGTATTGCTCGGACGCGGTCCTGTTCGGCCAAAAAGCCTTGGCCATGCTCAACGTGACCCAACTCAAAAGCACGGCGCTGATGACCGTAAACCGGGTGAAAACGCTCGCCAGTGCGGCGGCCACCTGGACCTTGGCCACGGCGCAAAAAGCCCAGGCCCTCGCCACCACCTTGGCCAACGGGGCCACGCTGCGTGCCGGCGCGCTGATGGTGGCCTCAAAAATGCGCACCCTGGCCGCGGTGTCGGCCCTGGTGTTGATGACTGGCACCCAAAAGGCGCTGGCGGCCAGTTCGGCCGTGATGACCGGCGCACAATGGGCGCTCAATGCGGCCATGATGGCCAACCCGATCGGGCTGGTGATCGCCGCCGTGGTGGCGTTGGTCGGTGTGGTCGCCCTGGTGGTGAAATATTGGGAACCGCTCGGGGCCTTTTTTAGCGGCGTGTGGTCGCGTGTCACCGCCGCGTTTTCGGACGGCTGGGCGTTCATTAAGTCATTGCTTGCCTGGACCCCGATCGGGCTGTTGGTGCAAGCCTGGGAGCCGTTAACCGGCTTTTTTGGCGGCCTGTGGGACGGCATTAAGGGCACGTTCGGCGCGGCGATGGAGTGGCTTTCATCGACGGTACTCGCCCCGATAGCCGCCATTAAAAACGCCCTGGGCGCGGCCTGGAATGCGGTGTTTGGTGGGGGCGATGTGGAAGTCGCCGCCAAGGTCAAACACATGGGCGAGCAGTTGCCCGCCGCGGTCAATCCGGCGGCCGTGTCCACGGAGGCCGGCGGCCAGGTGAGCGCGGTCAAGGTGACCGGCGCGGGCCAAGTGCCCGCCGCCCAGACCACGCCCGCGGCCCCGTCGGCCTCCTACGGTGACATTGTCATTCATGCCGCCCCTGGCATGGACCCGGAAGCGATCGCGCTTGAAGTGCGTCGCCAACTTGAGGCCCGCGACCGCCAAGCGGCCAGCAAACACCGCGGCCGTTTATACGATTAATCATTCAATCAAGGAGGGGCCGCCCCGGCGGCCTGTGTGACGCGTATGTCTGTAATGATGGCGCTCGGCGAGTTTCAATTCAGTGTGTCAACCACCCAATACCAAAGCCTCAAAACGTCGATGGCCTGGCGCTGGGCCAAATATGACCGCCACGGCCGCAAGCCGGGCAAACAATTTCAAGGCGCGGACAGCACCACCAAAACGTTATCGATTGCCATTTATCCGCAAAGCGCGCGCGACCTGGACGTGGTCGGCAACTTGCGCGCCCTGGGCGACACCGGCAAGCCGCTTCGCTTGATTGCCGGTGCATTGAAACGCCTCAATGGCCAAGCCAGCGCCGCGGGCCTAGATCTGGGCCTGTGGGTGATGGAAAAGCTCGACATCGACGAAAGCGCCTTTTTGGATAACGGCATCGCGCTCGAAATCAAAGGCAGCATCACGATCAGTGAATACGGTGACGACGAGGTGACCGGATGAAATACCGCACCAATCAAGGCGACATGCTCGACGCGGTCTGCCACCAATACTATGGCGCGCGCACCGGGGCCATGGAGGCGGTACTCGCCGCCAATCCGGGCCTGGCCAAAGTGGGCGCCATCTTGCCACCGGGCACGGTGATCCTGTTGCCGGACCTCGGCCCCGCGCCGCGTGACAATCAGGTGTCTTTGTGGGATTAAACAAGGAGAAATCGCAATGAAAAACGTTGTGTTTAAAGTCGTGGCCAACGGCGCAGACATCACCGCGAAAATTGCCGATCGCTTGTTGCGTTTGGCGTTGCATGACGAAGCCGGGGTCGAAAGCGACACCGCCGAGATTGAACTCGACAACCGCGGCGGCGCGGTGGCGGTGCCGCCCACCGGGGCCGAGTGGGACATTTACCTCGGTTACGCCGGCGCGTTGTCGTTTCGTGGCACGTACACCGTGGATGAAATCGACGAACCGCTCAATGAGGACATTCTCACCATCAAAGCCAAGGCGGCCAACATCAAGCAAGGCATCAAGGCCCCGCGCGACGCCAGTTATGATCCGCTCACCCTGGGCGAGCTGGCGACGCTGATTGCCGAGCGTCACGGGTATCAACCCGCGGTGGCGCAAGCGCTGGCCGGGGTGTCCCTGGCGCACATCGATCAGCGCGGCGAGTCGGACATGAACTTATTAACCCGCCTGGCGGCGGACAATAACGCCGTGTTTAAGATTGCCGCCGGGCGCGTGGTCGTGGTGCCCAAAGCCGCGGGCCAATCCGTGAGCGGGAAAACCTTGCCCACGGTGACCGTGAGCGACCCGCACAACACAAGCGGCCATGTCACCTTGTCAGAGCGCCATGATTACCAATCCGTGGTGGCCTATTGGTTTGATGAGACCGCCCAAGAGAAAGTGGCCGAGCGCGCCGGCGCGGGCGACCCGCAATTCGTGATCCGTAAAAACCACGCCGACGCCGAGGCCGCCATGCGCGCCGCCGAGGCCAAGCTCGCGAGCCTTCGCCGTGGCAATGGCTCGCTGTCCATCACGCGCCCGCTCACGCTCGACATCATGCCCGAGGGGTTTGTCGTGCTGGAAAACCACAAACAAAGCGCCAATGGGCGCTGGCTGGTTGAAAGTGTCGATCATGTGTTGGAGCCAGGACGGGCGGCCACCACGTCGGCCAGTTGCGTGATGGCGACCTAAACCGGGCCAAGGTCATGATTTTTCTGTATCGGGTGTGCAAAAGTTGAACACACCCGCTTTAATTGCAACGTGGAGATCGTTAGAGTAGACAGCGCGGGGTCGCGTGTGCGCCGGTCAAGGCCGGACAAAAAAGCAGCAAACGCGCCGCCGTGATCGTGAAAGCGTGACACCGTGATCTTTTTTTTGGTGCGAGTGTCCGCATCGTGTGGTAATCTTACCGCGAAATGTTGTTACTGTGCGCAGGGCAACACGACGAAAGCAACGCAAGAGAAAGACAAGAATACGAGGTTTGTGGGCTGTGGTTTGGCGACTCAGCGGGCAAACAAGACAAATTACCCCGGCTTAGATAAGCAAAACCCCGCACAAGGCGGGGTCCAGAACCGGGTACAAAGGAAGCCATATTTAGCAACCCTCTAAATCTGTTTTGGCGGCAGAATTTAGAATACCGGGAAACTCAATGCTAAGTTTACTTCCTGTACTCGGTTGCTGCAAGCCCAAACAAGGTTAAAATGCAACCGTTATGATCAATATGACGCAAACTGTGCCCGCCCTGGTGCCGGCTACCCCCGAGTTTCGCGAGTACACCGCGGCCGAAAAGAGCACCTGGGCCAAGAAAAACGCGGCCGACAACGCAAAATACATCTCTGATTTCCTTGGTTTTCCTGTCAGTCCGCGCTTGCCGTTCGTGTTGTTGCAAGCCGCGCGCGATGTCTGCGCCGCGGCCACCGACCCGAAAAAATTCATTACCCGCTTATGTCAGCGCGGCGATCACTATCAAAATTGCATAAAAGTGTTGGCCACGGCGATCGTGCATTACGATCTCGCCGCGAACCTGGTCGCGACCCGCGACAAGATGGGCAAGCTGCAACGCTGTGAAAACGATTTGTTCACCGACCGCCTGGGCATGGCCCCGCGCACCGTGGACAACGTGATCGCGACCATCAAAGAGGCCGGGCTATACCTGTCTTTTGAGCAGCGCGAAAGCACGAAAGAAGGCCACCGCGGCCGCGCCTCGATCAAGCGTTTAAACATGGGCCTGTTTAACTGGCTGGGATTGGGCCGTGAGGCGAGCGTGCAACGCGCGAACGCCAAACAGCGCCAGGACATCAAGAAAGTGACCAAGACGCCGACCGACGTTGTGCTCGACAGCTACCGCACCACCGCCGAAACGGTCCGCGTCAAACGCGTGAACCAACGCGCCGAGGCGGCCACCGCCCGCCGTGTGGCGGCCCTGGCCGACGCACAGAAAAGCAACCGCACCGCCGAGACGCTGGCCCTGCTAGAGCAAGGGATGACGCGCGAGGCCATTCAAGCGCATTTCGACAAAACCGACGACATACCCTATTAAATAACCTCAAATGACCATGCCGCTTAATTGCGGTCAAAGCCCGTTGAGCGCCCCGTAAAACGGCGCAACATCACGGCCTGGGCGTGGGGTTTGGGGTACAATAAGGGCGTGTTCTTGGCGATGTCAGGGCGCGTATCACCCCCTTTTGTCGCCGCCGCAAAACTTATCCCCATGTAAATGGCGTGCAAACTTTTTACAGCAAGCGCACACTCTCCCATAGTAAAAGAAACACAATAGTGTCGCTTCGCGACAAAGTTACCTCCCATGAAATTGGACCCATTACCGAGATAAACCCCCAAACATTGGCCCGCCAATTTAACGGGCCCCGTCGCACCACACACAAGACACGACAACCCCAAGCCATTGCGGTGGTGGTGCTCTGGTGATGGCCTTCTCGTCTCGCTGGCGCAAGATTGCGCTCACCAACACCGCAGGCTCTCAACGGACGCAAACCGCTTCGCGGGGCCTAACAGCAAAGGGGGTGATCAGGGCCTTTTTTATGACGCTGGGCGCGCCGCTATCAACCGCCATGCAATAAACACCTATCTTGATGCGGCTTATATGGTCTGCGACCATCAAGAGCACCACGGCCCGCACCGGGCGTTACCTGCGAGCAAGGCGTGACGCCGTCACACGCGCAAACCGTGTCCCCGTTCCCTCCTGGTCTTTTCCCTTTTTCTCTCTTTGCTCTCTTTTTCCCCGAAAGCCTTTTTAAATCCAGTTCAAAACATCAATTCCCGTTTATTCCTTTGCTAGTGTTTATGTATTCGAGTGTTTAAAAGGAATCTGCACACATGGCCCTACCGACATTAATCGAAGACTCACAAAGAAAGTGGTTGTTTAAAGTCACAGCCCAATCCAAAGAAGCTGACCTTAATCTGTGCCTGCTCGGTTTCTTTTTGGGTTCGGGCATGACTACGCTCGAACTGTGCCGGGTTCAAGTCGGTGACGTGATCACCAAGTCGGGAGAACTGGCTCGGTGCTTTGCTGTTCGTGGCGATGTTGAGCGGGATTTCTATCTGTCGAACGGGGATTTAAAAGCGTTGGTCAAACGCTACATCGAGAAGCGCAAGAAAGACGGCGATCACCCTGATTACTTTCAAGGGCATGACCCTAGCGGCCAATTCTTCACTAGGAGCAACGGAGACGCGTTTAATGTCAAAAGACGGACGACGGCAAGGGGGAATGACAGTTATCACTGTAACGCGCTAAATAATCACATTAAAAGGCTGTTAAACGATGGCGGTATAGAAAGCCCGTCAATCTTGTCAGGGCGTAGAACGTTTGCGGTGAGATTGAAACGGCACGGTGTTGACGTGCCGACAATTCATTTAATGCTGGGGAATAAAGATTTATCGACCACTTACAGGCTATTGGATTCAGACCCGGTCGATATGGGCGCTATTGCTGAGATGGCGTTTTAGCTTTCTGATCGGCTAGGTCTTTCAACCAGCCGCTTATATTGGGTTCACCTCCCTTTTCGTACCCGTCACGAATCGCAGCCTCAGCCCATGCTTGATGCTGCGTGCTATTTACTCGAAGGCCAACGCGCTTATCTGCTGTGACTTCTTTTTTTGGTCGCCCTACCGGGCGTTTCTCTGTTTTCATGCGCTCATTTTAGTACACACAAAAAATAATTGAAATGGTTAATTAATGTATGTACAATAATTCCATTATCACAACATCACGTTTAGAGAGACACGCAATGAAAGTTTTCCACACTAGCCCTCAGAAAATCGAAACCATCACGCGCTTTGGCACGTTTGGCGATTGCTTGTTTTTCTCTGCTGACGTTTACGTGATGACTGCATCGGGTAGCCACGTTGTTTACTCGCTGGAACTGGACGACAGCAAAGTGATCAGTGCTTCAAAGTTGTATGACGAAGCGATTGTGTCTGAAATTGCCGCGTTGTTTGATTGCGACGAAGAACAAGCCGAGAGCTTGCTTGATGCGTCTGAAAGCGAGTGGGACTTTGATTGCGATGCCGATAAATCTTGGAAACTGCAAGCGCTACGCGGCGAGTGCGCAAAGAAGATGGGCTTTGATGCGTGTGAAGACGAAGACGAGCAAGGCACGGTGTATATCGTGCCAATGTCAGGCCGCGAAGCTGACTTAATTGAAACTAAATAAGGGGAATTTTTAATATGAAAAAAATCGTTTTTACAGCAGTGGTTTTGGCTGCCTTAGCAGGATGTAGCAGAGACGCGCAAGTTGCTTCAAGCAATCTATCCAAGGCCGCAGACATGTTTGAAATCGACCGTCGTGTTGTTTTCTATAACGGCATTACTGGCGATTACATGCTGACGATTGAGGGCAAGTGTTCAATTGAAGACAGCGGCCACAAGGTGCAAGTCACTTGTAAAACTGGCTCAAACTCTTTCAAGCGTCACCAGTTGGGGCTGTCTGATAACGTCACCTATTTCGCGGAACATTTAACGGGAACTGATGTGAGCGTTTATCACCATCGAATCGTTTTCAAACCTCAAACCATTGTTCCTGAAATCGACCTGAATATTGACGGCTCGGAACTATTGAACGACAGGCATTAATCTAAGGGGAATTTTCGCGTGACTGAGCCAGATAAGTACATGTATACGAACGATGAATTTGAGTACAACGGCAAGTGTAAAGGCTGCGCTCATTCATTTTTCAATAAAGATAAAGCTGGTCGTAGAATGTTTAAGACCGGCAAGTGCAATGTTAAGAATAAGTATTTGATAGCTACTCCGTCGATTGGCAGCTACCCATGCAAATCATTTAAAAAGAAATCTTAGGGGAATTTTTGACCATGGCAAAGCTAACAGCAAAAGAGAAAAATTGGATTAAGGACATGCAAAAGTTACTTGATGCGTGTCCGAGTCAGCGCCTTGGGTTCTACGCTAATGGCGATCGTGACGTTGGTGTTTTCGATGTCACGATGGTTGATGAAGTTCACGATCGCTTACATGAGGGTTCTGGCGAGTTTTGCACGGCTTGTGATGAATTGGGCGCTGCGTTTGGCGTCTTTCTCGAATTTCCAAATCAAGTGCATTCAACGGCGGGATAATCTAAGGGGAATTTTTGACCATGGCCGCGAGTTTTAATTGTAAGTGTGGTGAGCGTAAGAAACCGCTTAAAGATCGTCAGTGGCGTGTCTTGCAATACAAAAGTCATCACTCGGCGTTTAGTGGCTATCACTACACAACTAGCGATTATTCAACAGTTGTTTGTGACGCGCCGGGGTGTAGTGGCTGCGGCAGAACCAAGGCTAAATATGTGGATGAACTGGTTGCGCTAGGTAAAACCAGATAAAAATTAAAGGGGAATTTTTTCAGTGGCTAAACGGTATGGGACGCCTCGGGCAAGGCCGGGGCAAATGAAGCTGCAGTACGGCCGCGTCGATGGCTGCGATGATCATGTCATTGCCTACGGCGAAGGCATCCCACGTTGTGATCGGGCGTTGTTGTTTAACCTGGTTGGCGGAAAAACGTTTAGCCCTGTCAGTCAGGTCTGGAACGACTCGTTTTTGGAAGAATTAGAAAAGCGAGGTTATGACCTCACCACACTCAAAATTTCGGTCGAAAAGAAGGCCGAGGAAAACTAAGGGGAATGTTTCAATGGAACAAGCACTAGAAGCACTACGACAAGCCATTCAAGACGCCGAAGAATTTGGCTTGGTTCGCACCGAAGATGGAACGGTAATTACAGGGGCTATGCCATCAGAAGACGGCATTGTTTTAGTCAGAGAGTAGATTTGACAGGTGGGCACGTGTGCCCACAAAGGGGAATGTATGGCCATCATGACAAACACCGAGGAAATGAAAGCCGTGTTTGAACGCCTAAGCCGCGCGGCGCTTATCGACAGCAAGGACGGGGTGTCTACTGTCGCCACGAATGATTTGGCGGCGCTGTTGATGTGTTACACGCTGGAGACATTGAAAGAGACAAGCCCGCCCCGCTGATGTAATTTCCTGTCAAAGACTGACCGCCCACGCTGGCGGTTTTTTTGTACTCTCAATATCCTTTATATATATGTTGTATATATAAAGGATATTTCTTGCGTATGGAGTGGATATAGTTTAAATATATACACATGCACTCAAACAAAGGATATAGAACATGATTATTGCAGTTGCGCACAATAAAGGCGGTGTGGGTAAAACCACGCTCTCTCTCAACTTGTCGGCCGTGATTCATCCTGACATCGTCATCGATCAAGACTTGCACCAGAGCTTGGTTATTCTCAACACGTTGCGCGATGTACCGCTCAACGTGGTGACCTGTAAAGACCGGGGCGAACTGATTGCGCAATTACGACAAAGTGAACAAGGAAAAACAGTGCTTGTTGACTGTGGCGGGTTTGACTCTGATTTAAACCGGGTTGCTGTTGCTGCTGCTGATCTTGTTCTGGTTCCTGCCAATGACGACATTAACGAGTTAATTGGTTTGCGTAGTTTTGATGATGTCTTGGCGACGGTCAGCAAAGAGATGGATAAGCACATCACGGCGCACGTCATCTTTAATCGTGTACACCCAAATCGCCGCCGATTTGAAGACGCCGAAGCCTTTATTAATAACGCTAAACATCTCACTCGTTTGCAGACGATTATGCCAATGCGTAAAAGCTACCCAACGGCGGCAGCTAAGGGGCTTGGTGTTGTCGAGTGTCGGGCCACCAAGTACAGCGATGCGGCTAGGGATATGAGAGGCATTAAGGGTGAAATTGATGCCCTACTAGGGAAATAAATATACATTAGATATGCTTTATATATATAATGTATATTCAAAGAGTATCTAAGGGATACATTTTAAATATAGGTGCGGTTATGGCGGATTGGGATAAGTTGGGCAAGGTCGGTGATGCGGCCCCATTAAAAGAAAACAAAGACAACGCGGGCAAGTCGAGCAAACCTAAACTTTTGAGCGCTGTGCCTGTGAGTTATTTTGACGGTCACGACGCATTGAAAAATCGCGGCGGAACGGGGCTTTCATTTTCGGCTTACATTCTGGAAGCCGTGAGAGAAAAGCTAGAGAGAGACGGCGCATTGTAGCGCTTAGATAAAGGCAAGAAAAAGCCGCCGAAAGTTTTGCAGGCCATCGGCGGCTCAAACAACATCACATAGGGGTACTACATGAGCCATTTAGTTAACGATCTTATCAAAGCGCACGCCGCGGGTAAATCAATTCATTTGGGGCCGCTGTCGGGGTCTGAGTTGCGTTTGTTGTTGTCAGAATTGCGCGCGGCCATGAGCCAAGCCAACGCATAACAAAAGGGTGGGCTAATGGTGGCAAACCGTTCGCCCTTATTCACTCGTGAGGTGATTAAGAAAATGAAAGCGCAACGATTATCACAGACACAAAAAGACGTGCTGTTTTTGTTGGCCTTGCTTGAGGTGAATGGCAAAACGGGATTAATCCCCGCCGCGCGGGTGAGGGACATGGCCACGACCACGCGGCCCGCTCCCATTGACCCGTCGAATTTTCGCAAAGGGGTTCACACGATGGCCTCGCGCGGATTGATTGACGTCGAACGCGGCCACAATTTGAGTTTGTTTTTACGCTTATCAAATGTGGGCCGCCACACGGCCGCCGGGATTTACCGCGACCGCACGGGCGAACAACTGGACGTCAAGCAAGCCGACGATGAGCAAATCACTATCTTTGATGTGTCCTAAAAGTGGACATGTTTTTTTAACCAGTATCGCGCCCACCGTTTTTTTATGATGTGCTGATGGCTGACAGGGAATAAGGAAAAGGGATCATGAGAATAGAAACGAATACAAACCTTGTGTATGACGCGCAGCATGAAAAGTGCCTGTGCATCACGAGCCAAGCCGATGGCCGGGCGTTTGCGTTTGTCCAATGCTTGGATGTTGGCCACGACGGCAAAGGCGAGCGCGCCAAACGTTATTGGGGGCTGTATGACCCAGAAAACCCCGCCGCCTCGATTGAGCGCATCATGCGAAACGGTGGCAAGTGGCCACAGTTGCCGAATTAAGGGGAAAAGAGAGAAGAAAGCGCCGCTGGCGCTTTTTTTGTGCCTAAAATCTGCGCTGTGATGTATTTAACCACGCTTTGTGGTCTCATTGGCACGTCATCAACGTAGTAGAGGAAATTGTAATGACATACACCATTTTCCGCGGCGATTGCCTAGAGGAAATGAAGGGCATTGCGTCGGGCAGTGTGGACTTGATTTTGACCGACCCGCCCTATGGCACTATCAAGGGCATCAAAGGCATGAGAACAGATTGGGACGATGTGATCGACATGCCCGCCATGTTTCTCGAATGCTTTCGTATTCTTCGCCCTAATGGCGCATTGATATTGTTTGGTCAAGAGCCATTCACGAGCAAGCTGATTTTATCCGGGCACGGCTCGATGCCGTTCTCGCACCGCCTTGTTTGGATTAAAGAGCATTTCGGCTCGCCGTTTATGGTGTCCAAGGTGCCCGCCAATTACGTCGAAGACATGGTGGTTTATTTTAAGCGGAGTGATGATTTTAGAGAGCACCCGTTAAAGCCGTGGTTTGATAGTGAATTGATTGCGGCCGGGCTGACGCGCGCAGAGGCGGTCAAGCGCTTTGGTTCGACGGCGGGGCACTATTTCACGGATGGGCGTCAATTTACGGTGCCGTCAGAAAGCAAGCTGCAGACCATACAAGCGGCCACCGGGCGCTTTGATAAGCCTTATGCCGAAATTAAACGCATTGATCAGGCGTTCCGTGATGAAATTAAGGCCCGCTGGCCGCGAACGTTTAACCTTGCACCGGGCAAGAAGTTTAAAAGTAATGTGTTGCAATACAAGCGCGATTTAACCGGGCTGCACCCAACGCAAAAGCCTGTTGCGTTGTTGGTTGACTTGATCGAGACCTACAGCCGCCCCGGCGATACGGTGCTCGATTTCACGATGGGATCAGGGTCAACGGGTGTTGCGGCCCTAAAAACCGCCCGCCCTTTTATTGGCATCGAGCGCGACCCGGAATATTTCGGCGTTGCCCGTGACCGATTGGCCACGGCCAAAGATGAAATGGACGCTGCAGTATAAAAACAAGAAACCGCCACTTTTGGCGGTTTCGTCGTTTTATGGTCATCAAACTGATCGGCCCAAAACGCCCGCCAAAATACCCGCCAAACTGTCATAAACTTTCACCCGCCATTAAGCCCCCTGTGCGCCATTTTGCCCGCACTTTCTCGGCCTTGCTGCCCATATCACCGCCAACGCCTCAAAACCGCGCCACAACGCGCCTATTTAACATATAGCGCCTAAACCGCACCGGGTTTGGGTGCGCCTGTTATATTTCTTCTTGCTGCCGCTGCCATTCGCTGATGATGATCTGAATGAGCAATCGGCGGTTTTCTTCACTGAGCAATCGCGCCGCGGCGGCCACATCGTGCGCGGTGGTGGTGTCCACGTCGAGCATGTCGAGCGAAATGTCGAGATCGGCAAGTTCTAGCGCTTCAATGACGGCGCGGTAATAACTGAGCCGCATGTCGGCCCCTTGCTCTATTCGCTGGTAGGTCTTTAACGTCATCCCGGCTTTTTTTGCGAGTGCCGTTTGTGTCATGCCCGCCGCTTTTCGGCGCATTTTTATGACTTCTATAATCGGTTCTCTTAGCATCCGTTCACCAAAAAAGGACTATTTCGGGGAGTTTAACGCAAGAATGAGACCATTTTGGGGAGTGGGGTTTTATGTTGCCCGCAAGCGCAGTATATTCGCCGCCCTCGGGAGTTGCCCCGTTTTTCATGAAAGGTTAAACGTGATAAATATCGAAAAAAGCGCGCTAATCGCTGCAAAATGCGATAGCGTTCGATGCATTTTGCGAATGTTAGAGGATGCGAATTTGTCAACGGATGACGTGAAGAAAGAAACCCTGGCCGGCTTGATATTAATCGCCTGCCTGGTCGAGCGTATCGAAGGGGTGACCGCCCAATAAAAAAAGGCCAGCATCATGCGGGCCTTTTGGGCTTGGTGGTCTAGGTTATTTCGTTTAAATGAGGTTTGATGCTGATATTAATTGCCCCTGTTGATTCTATTTTGGGTATTCGGATTTAAGTGT